GCAGCGGGAGCAAATGCTTGTTGAGGTGCCGGATTACCTCGCGCAGTGTCGCCGGCTTCAACCGCGGGCGCTTCCAGTCGAAGTATCGCGGCAGCAGGGCGCCGATCGTGGTGGCCGCCTCGACCCGGGCGCGAGATCGGTCGGCCGCCGGGTCGCCGCCAAGCTGGCGGACCGCCAGCAAGTCCTTGGCCTTGGCGCGCGCCGCGGCCGTGGGAACGATCGCCGGCGAGCCGAGCGATATCTTCCGGGCGCGGCCGTGGACCTCGTACATGACGGTCCAGGTCCGGGCGCCGCTGGCGCGGACGCGGAGCCCGAAGCCGGGCAGGTCCTCATCCCAAAACGTCGTGTCGGTCTTGTCGGCTGGGCAGGCCAGTGTGCGGATCGTCTTGTCGGTCAGTTTCATTGGCGGGGATCCTTTTGGGGTAGGCCAGGGGTAGGCCGGCGATGTATAACCGGCTTCCATCCATTTCCATTGGTTGCTACGCTAGTGTGCGGTTAGTCATTGATACATCGAGCCTTTCTGCATCAGGTTTCCAACCTTAGCAATTCCTCGCCATGCATTGCAAGCGTCAAAATCACACAATACATGTGCAGAATAGCGGCTGAGATATTGCAAATATTGCCAATATCTCAAAGTCTTAGCCATTAACTCCCTACCCAGGAAAAGCGCCTGGGTAGGGTATGGGTAGGGTTTTGGGCGGATGGGCGCCGGGTAGGGCGCAGGAAGGGCCGAAGTAGGGCCCAGGGTAGGAATGCTGCTCCCGAGCCCACAAGCGGCCACCCATGCGCGTTCCGGACGCGCCCGCTACCCTGGCCGCCCGGCCGACCGGGCGCACCACGGGCCGGCCTAGAGCCCGTTCGCGTCGAATCGCTCTGACATCTTCGGCGCGCTACTGCGGCCGAGGATAAATTCCACATCGATCACATCCCCGTCGCGCAGCTCGTCCCAATGCTGTCGGATGTGGTCGTGGGCTACCCTGTGGGTCGTCGAACGCCAATCGTAGGGGTCATAGGAAACGCCGCGACACTGAGCATCGATCATGATCACGATTGGGTCGCCCGGGTCGCACGAGTAGCCGTCGCGCCGCAAGAGGTACCGCTGTCCTTCGTTGTCGGGCAGCGGCCGAATGCACATCACCGGGATGAAGGTACCGGCGTCCCGAATTTCCAGCATTTTGACCAGCATCATTTAAGTTTCCTCGCCATCGGCCAGGACCGCCACCGCGATGACGTCCGCGATGAGGCAGCGGCGAACGCGGGCCGCGCATCGATAGCGGCATTCCCCGTCGCCGGCGTGCGGGCAGCGCAGGCGCGGAGCGCCGTCGGCGGGTTCAGCCCTGGTCGTCTGGTGGTCGCGCTGTTGCATTGCCGCCCCACGACTTCGGCCGGATGCGCGGCATGCGCGCGGCCCGCACGCGCGTCACCCGAATCCGTGGAATCGGTGCCTCCGGCGGCGCCACCAGGTCCTTGAGCGTGCAGTGCAGCGCCGCGGCGAGAAGCTCGAGCACCTTGGCGGTGATGCGCCGGTGGCCATGCTCATAATGATAGATCGCATACTTGCTGACGCCGATCGCCTCGCCGAGCGCGGCCTGCGTCATCAGGCGGTGCTCGCGAATCTGCGCGATCCGCTTGCCGATGACCGCATCTCTTTTGCTGATAACATGGTCCATCACCGGCGCTCCTCTTGATCTAAGTTGCGTGTGATTGATCCCCGGTATTTTTCTCCCGGCCGTCGTTACCGCCCCGATCCAATATGAAGCCAGGATGACACGCATTGCCACCAAAACGTGTAGCTATATGACTCCCGTTTCCTCTTATAGCCGCTGCCGCTAGCGGCCCGGCCGGCGCCCGCAATCCGCGGGTTGTGTCAATTATGATTCCTTTACGCGAATCTCACGTTAAATTGACCCCTAATTTGTTAGGGGCGTATACCAAAATGTTCCAACGGTACGATGGGGTTGCAATGCCCCATAGACCAAAGCGCGCGCGCCCTCCTTCGATGACACTGACGGCGAAACAGCAGCTTGTCCTGCGCCTCGTCGCAGACGGCAAAACGGCCAAGAGCATCGCTCGCGAGCTCGGCGTGACCACGACCACCGTCCTCGATCATATCGAGCGCATTAAAACCAATCTCGGCGCCACCAATCGCACCAACGCCGCCGTCATCGCCGTGCAGAAGGGATTGTTGAACAACAAGCCGAAAAAATAAAAAAAGCCCCGCAAGGCGGGGCCAAGTCATGGGGGGCAACGCCTTCACCTTATCGACAATTTCTCATAAGGGAAAATGACTTCGACCTCGTCGTCCGTCTGAATGCCGAGCGATTCCATCAAGCCGGGGCTGATGTCGGCGACGCGACCCGTATCCTCATGCGGTCCCCAATCCGCCGGAAAGGCGGTGAGCGACCGGCCGGTGGGCAGCGCGCGCACGAGCGCGACTTGCTCGAGCAGCATAGCCCGCGGCGTCACGTCGTAGTCCCATCGGCAAGCGATATAGTGGGCGTGGGGATCCAATCGACGCGCGAGGCCCGTAGTTTGCGGAGGCTGTCGAGGAAGAAAGAGATGCGGTGCATCCTCGACCTCATCAATAAAAGCCAATCCCTCATCTGATGCCACTCCCTTGTCATTCGGGCCGCCGAACCATGAAACCTTGCCGCACACCGACGATGCTTCCGGCGCTTGCACACCCTCGCCGCCGGCCAGGACACCGGCGATGGCGCGGCAGATCGGATCAAATTCCTCGTTGTAGAGCGCCGCGTCGGCCTCGCTGTCCACAAAGCACGTCTCAATCAGGATCGCCGGCATAGCGGTGTTGTTGAGGAAATAGAGATCGGTGCGCTTCTTCGGACCGCGGTTGGTGAAGCCGCACGCGGCGATCGCCGCCGCCACCTGGCCGGCGAGCGCGTTCTGCGTGACGTAGAGCACCTCGGTCCCCATCGGCTTTGCCGTCTCCACATAGGCGTTGAAATGCACCGACACGTCGAGGTCGCGCTGCTGCGCATTGTGCGCCTCGACGATGGTCTTGAGGTTCTCGTCCTGCGATCGGGAGGTGTCGTCGTGAAATATTTTCACGTTCACACCGCGATCGCGCAGCCGATCGGCGAGCCGGTTGACCACGTTGCGGGCCTCTTCCACCTCATCGAGCAGCCCGCTCGCGCCGCGCACATAACAACCATGCCCACTACTGATAACGATGCGACCATAAGCCATTGAGTGGCCTCCTTAAGGTTTCTTGCCGAGTTCGCGCGTCATGATATCGACGACCTTGTCCAGCCGATCCTTGTTCGCCTGCGTCTCTTTCTCGGTGACAGTCAGGCGATTGTTGATCTCCGCGAGGTGCGGCGAGCCGCGCACTTCGAGAATGTTCACCCGCGCCTCCAGCTCGACCATGTAGGCAGTAATCGAGAGCACGGCCGCGCCGATGGCAACGCCTTGCGCCACCAGGAAATAGACCAGAGCTTGGTTCTCGTGGAACCACGATTTGACGGAAGTCATCATGTGATCTCGGTTCCATCCGGAGCCTTGAACCCCGGCCCGGACTGACCTAATATTTGGGGTGGAGGGGCGAGCCCAAACCCGCCCCTCCTGCTTCACTGCATCAGAACCACCGCACTTTGATGGTCAGTCGTGCGCGGTATCTTCTGATGGCTACAGAAATCGCGATCCATACCATCGCGGTTTCTCCCCATTCGGCGGGCACGGCACGGCCGCTTTCGCGCCGGGAGGGGCCTAGACCTCCCGGCAGCGCCGCTGACCCGGCGCTTCGCCTCGCGCCCGCCAAAACCTAATCCGTGCCATCCTTCTTGCCTGGCCGTTGCCGCCGCCGCCCGGACAGCGCCTGCACGAGCAGCCGCCGGATCGCCTCGGGGCGGGACGGAGGGGGCTCCGGTTGCGCCGCCCGCCAGCCGTCCAGTTTTGCGAGTAAATCGGCCTGTAGCCTGGTCATGACCGGCGTCCCTATCTCTTTGGGACGACGACGTTTCTCATATTTCGTGATTTCACGACTTGACGTGGCCATGTGTTCGTGGTACCACGAAACAGTCGGGTCGGCAAGGTGCTTGTAACACCCCGCCGACCCTAACCCGAGAGCCGATGGAGGTTTCCCATGGCACCCCAGGCTACCCCTAGCCGTACTACGATTCCGCCCGCCCCGTCAGCCGGGGCCGGCGCCCGTCCCCAGCTTCAGCCGATCGAGATCGCCCATGCCGCGATGCTCGCCGGGCTCGCCCGCCTCGTCGTCCCGGTCATTCCCGCGGACAACGAGCCGGCGCATTTCGACGCCCTGGGTCAGCACATGCTGGACATCGCCGAGGTCGTCGACGACTACATGACCGCGATCGGCGACCACGTGGCCGAGAATGCCGCAACCAAGATCGACCTGAGCCTGTTCGCGGCCCCGCTGCTCGCGACCATCGAAGGCAATGCATTTTTCGAGATCGAGAACGCGGCCGCGGCCCTGCGCGAAGAGATCCGCGATCATTACGCGCCGAGGAGGTTCGCCCGATGACCTACGATCATTGGAAGGCGACCAATCCGGCCGATGCCGAGCTGGGCAACACCCACGCAGACCAGGGCAAGATCGTCACCCGCTACTGGGCCAAGCCGTTCCCGCTCCGTCAATTCGACTGGGAAGCATCCTACGACGGCGACGAGCCCAACGATGCCGGCCACATGGCGGTCGGCCACGGCCGCACCGAAGCTGAGGCCATCACCGACCTGATCGAAAATTATCCTTTGGAGGACGGCGCATGTTGAGCCCCCTTCAACTTGCCGCCCGCGAGGGCTGCCTGACCGCCTCGTTTCTGCCCAAGCTCATGGCCTGGGACGAGACTGAGATCCTGCGCGAATGGCAGCGCCTCGTCGGCGACCCGGCTTGGGAGCCGGAAGACCTCGACGATAAGTGGGCGGTACAATTCGGGTCCTGGATCGAGCCGTTCGCGCTCGACTGGCACGAACGCAAGACCGGCCGCGCTCTCTCGCACCGCGGCGACGTGGTGCACCACCCCGAGCGCCCGTACTTTTGCTGCACGCTCGATGGGTTCCGCGCCGACGACTCCACCGTGATCGACTGCAAGGCGCCCGGACCATGGCGCAAGCTCGATGAGGTCGAGGCCTATTACACCCCGCAACTGATCGGCCAGCGTGCCTGCCTGGGAGCGGATCGGGCCGCGCTCTTGATCGTACACGGCGGGCAGGAGCCGGTTGAGCGTCTCATCGAGTGGGAAGCCGATTATGAGCGCGCGCTCTGGGAGCGGGTCGACAACTTCTGGCATTGCGTCGAGACGCTGACCGAGCCGGTGGCGCAAGTGCCGGTCGCCCCGCCGGTCAAACCCATAAAGACCTACGACATGACCGGCGACAATCTCTGGGCGTCGGAAGCCATCACCTGGCTCGACAACCGCGTTGCCGCCCGCAAGGCAGCGACCGCCGAAAAGGATCTCAAGGGCCTCGTCCCGCTCGACGCCGTGCGCTGCCACGGCCACGGCATCGAAATCCGCCGCGACCGCGCCGGACGCCTCTCACTCAAGGAACAACGAGCATGAAAACGGTCGTCACAACCGGCGGGCCGAACAGCGCCGACGAGATCATCGACGCTGTCATCACCAAGGGCAATCTGGCGCAGCTCACGCCGCAGGAGCGCACGCGCTACTATGTGGAGGTCTGCAAAAGCGTCGGCCTCAATCCGCTGACCAAGCCATTCGAGTTCATCGAGCTAAATCAGAAGCTCACGCTTTACGCTTTGCGCAGTTGCACCGAGCAATTGCGGACGATCCATGGCGTATCGGTCGATGAGATGAGCCATAGAACGCTGGAGGGAGTTTTTATCGTTACGGCCAAGGTCCGCAACAAGGATGGCCGCACCGACATCGCAACCGGCGCCGTGACAGTCAGCCAACTCAAGGGCGACGCGCTCGCCAACGCGATGATGAAGGCTGAGACCAAGGCCAAGCGCCGCGCGACGCTTTCGATATGCGGCCTGGGTTTTCTGGACGAAAGCGAGGTCGAAACGATCCCGCCTGCGTCCGTCCATTCGAGTCCTCCGCCGACTCCGTCGGTCCCCGCGAAGGCAGCGATCGAGCCACCTCACCATCCGGTGACCGGCGAGATCCAGATTGAGGACCCTCGCGCCATCGCGCTGCCAGAGGCACCCACCCAGTGGCGGCAATATGTGGCCTGGGGCAGCCGCTACATCGCAGCCATCGGCATGGCCAAGACGGCCGGCGAAATCGACAAGTGGCAAAAGCTCAACAAGGCCACGCTGGCAGACATCAAGACCAACGCGGCAAAAATCCATGACCGGATCGAGGCGAACGTCGCGGCGGCGCGGAAGCGGCTCGCGCCATCGGAGTAGCCATGGCGCCAATGAGCAAGTCTTTGGCCCCGGCGAGCAAGTCAAACGTATAGAGACATTTTAACAATACGTGAAACACGTGGAGAACTCGAATATGTCAACGTTTTCTAAAATCGTTACCGCCTGGGCCGTCGTCCTTGTCGTTGGTGGCATCGTCGTTCTTAGCTCACAGCGATCGCAGAGCAATACGCCGGTTGCCGCGCAAGCCAGCAGGCCCGTACCAGCGAAAAGCATGCCACCGAACGAAGCCAGAACGGTGGTCCGTATCGACGTCGGAGTCCTGGCGGACGAATATGACAGCAACGAGATCGCGACGGACCTGAGACTCAAAGGCAAAATTATCGAGGTCAGCGGCACGGTGAATACGATCACCAAGGATGCAGTTGGATATTTGCGCGTCGATTTGGCGACGCGAAATCAATTTTTATCCGCGAGCATGAAGATGGACAAGAAACAAGAAGCGACGTTGGCGCATCTGCAAAAGGGCCAAAGGGTAATCATCCGCTGTGAGAAAATGCAGCGATGGGCTGGCACACCATACGGCGACAATTGCATTTTGATGTAACGCTCAGGTCGTCCCTGCCCCGGTCAGCACCTCAACCCGGCACGCCGCCGCGGCGCTGTCGGGAAACTGCTCGACCTCCCATTCGCCGGGCGCGGCAATCTTCACGATGTAGGAGCCGCTGGTGATCTCGACGTCCCGGTTCGGCAACACCACCCACACCCGATTGTCGACTCGCACCTGCACGACATGAACCCGATCAGGGTCATCGACCTTGAGGCCTCGCAGGGCGAGCGCGCGCAGCTGCTGATGATAGTGCGGCTCGCGCCACACCAGCGGATAGCTTCCATCGACCGTCACCGTGACCGTCTGCACGCCGCCGATCTTCGCCAGCGACAGGATCATATGGCAGGTCAGCGGATACCAGTCGTCACCGACGCCGCGCGATAACATCCAGCCGCAAAAATAGCCGCGGCAAATCTGCGGCCGGGCGTCGTGGATCGCGCAGCCACCGTGACCTGGCTTGCAATGCTGGCACCATTGATTGGCCGCCTTGTCGAGCTCGAGCACGCGCAGGAGCTTGCAGCAGAGGGAGCATTTCCCGCACTCGCGTCCCGTTGTGATCTCGATCTTCATGGCCTCGCCAATTACATGGACCAATTACCGAAGCCGGACGGAGGCGTAAAGGCGAAGGCGGACCCACCGAAATTCGCGGTCATGTTGTCGTTAAGCGCAGTACCGGTGCCACCGAACGTCAGATTCGGTGCGATGGCGGATCCACCAGTGGAGCCAGAACCAATGTAGCCGACTCCAGTTGCCGGATTGGCCGTCGGGTCACCATTCCAGTTACCGCTGTTTCTTCGAACCCACACTTTTCCGTTGGTGAGATCAGCCGCATAACAAATGACATCTCCCGCCGTCCACGTCCCGACTGTCTTCCCCGTATTGGTGCCAACATAAAAGATCAGCCCACCCCCTCCATTAAACGCGACGACACCTCCCTGTCCTGAAATTATCGACGCAAAATTAGTACCTGAAATGACCAACGCAACGGAATCGTTGTTACCATGTGACGCTCCTATGGTAACCTCGAAATAATACTTGCCGGTGCTCAACAACATGGTGCTGGTCGCACCGGAATTTGAAGCAGTGCTGTTGTGCGTCGCCTTCAAATTACCATTCGTCAACGTGACATTGGCGGTCGTGCCATCAAACGTGGCGAGCACGGCAGACGCTGGTATTGTCGGTGCGTAGATTGTATCGACGTCGACGAACCCACCAGGAAGCAGGGACTTATCGAGGCCGAGGACTACATTTGCTATCAGTGGGATGGTATCGACATCGATCCAAATGTGCGGTGCCAGGCGTTGGAATAGAATTACGTTCGGTGCATATACAGTGTCGGTGAAATCGACGAGCGCGTCGAACGGCCATAGCGCCGGGTTGGAACCAATAAACGGTGACAGGAAGGTGTCGTCGCTTCCTACCGACGCCGGCAACAGCGATGCGTAATGCACAACCGGTACGAAGAAGATATCATCATCGACGAACAGACCCATCCGTCCAGGTGTTCGCAATTCCGGACCGATGAATACGTCGACGTCTAGGATGCGACTTGGGTTCAGTTGATTGAATATGAAGGGCGCGAAGAGTGTGTCTGCCGAACTGAACGCCCCAGGTTTGATGAAGGCAACTTGACCCGCCGGGTAGATGGCATCGTTGTTGGGGGAGTATTCGGTGACAAGACCGGGCCGAAGTCCGCTCCCCAACGTTGTGGTGAAGATGGCATCAGTATCAACAAAAACGTCGAGCAGTAGAACAACAGCATCATTGTGTCGAATGACCGACGGTCCGTAAATGATGTCGGCATCGATGACATTTTGGATCGGGAACGTCTGGTTGATCGTCGCCTTGCCCAGCGTGACCTTCTTGACGCCACCGAAGACATCGACATCGACGAACAGTTGCGGACCCAGCACATTGCTGAGAACAATCGGTGGGGCAATGATGTCATTGGCGACAACAAGTGGTGGAACGATGGCATAGGCCGCACCCTTGCTGAAACCATAGAAGACGTCGGGATCGACGACGAGCGCCGGATAGATACTGTTGTCAACATCACCGACATAGGGTTGATAGATCGTATCGCCTTCAACGAACGACCCTTCAAACAACAGAAAACCGGGGACACGAATAGTCGCCTGCGGAAAGACATCCGGATCCACATAGCCGTCGATTGGAACTGCCAATCCCAGCAGCAACTCTTCCGCGATGACACCGACAATCATCCGACGATGCTCGGGTCTGGTGTGTATTTTCTGATCAAGGCAGTCGGTTGGAACTGGTCGGTCGTACCGGTGTTGGCGCCAGTTATCCAATTCTTGCTCGTGTGCAACAGGAGCTCGGGCTTCTTGCCGAGCAACTGTTCCGCCAGTGGTCGCGGATCGTCCGCGGTGCCCGTTATTGGATCGGCTACGGTGCCCTTTGTCGGGTCGACAGGCTTCAGGGTTGCCTTGCCATCCTTGTCGCGGATCACATTGCCCTTATCATCGCGCACATAATCAATGAATGCGCGACGATTGCTGTCAACACTGGTATCCAGCGTCACCTCGGTAAACATTTGAAACTCGGCCATCTCTACGCGGAGGATGGAATCAACAAATTGTGGATTAGCAGGGATGCCCAACGGGGTGTCGATTCCCGCCGGGGTCCTGGATGTCGGAAGAGGCGTGGAAACATATTTGCATGTCGGTGCCGGTGCTGCCAGGTTTCCGATGTAAAAGTTCGCTGCCCCAGCAACGCTCCAGGCATTATCCGTCAGAATTGCATTCCGATCGTCACCGCCGCTGACGAAGAACGGACCCAGATTATCTTCGCCATCGTAGTTTTTGTCATCGATGGCGTACCACAATTTGCAATAGCTGTCGGTCCCTTCCGCTATGGTCTCGTTCCGCCCCGCACCAGGCTCCACAGGAGCGTGGGTCTTGCAATCATTGCTCAGATCGAACGACAGCAGCAGATGATGCCACTGATCCGGCGCGATCGGGAATGTCGTCTTGACCTTAAAGTACTCCGGCCTGGCATTCGACGCTTCCGGGAAATCCTTGATTCCGAGAGTAAGTCCCGCGTGAGGATTGATAGGCGGTACAGCGTTGTAATAATCCCAACCCGAGCCAGGAACCGTCGTCGGATCGAAATTTGGTCCCCAGCCAGGTGGCAATCCGCCCGGCAGGTCTGCGTCGAGGAGGTACAGCTCCACTCCGGTCTGGGTTGACGCCATGCCGACAACATCGGCATGACCGGCAGTTTGCAGGATGAACGATAAAGCGGCAGTGATCTTCGATGGATCGGAAATGCTTCCGCCGCAATTGACGGCAATACAACACGGATCGGCCAGAAACGTCCCCTTGCTGGTGTAGCCGCTTACACCGTAAACAGGAGGAGCGTCTGCCCTAGGAAAATTCATGGCTTTGCTTACATCGACAAAATCAGGCTCGAGGTCTTCCACCTTGGGTGCAACGCCGAATGTCAACAATGGGATCGCCGTATTCATCAAGTCGCTAAATCCAGGTTGGAAAGGCTTGCTCGCAGCTGTCGTGATCGATGCTTGCGGTATGCGGAACCAAAACGAAATCACCGCTTTGGAAAAATCCGGGAGACCTCCCGGCAGGGTCAAATAACTCATGGCGTCGATAACTGTTTCTGAGGATCCAGCGCGTTGGTTGCTCCGTCGCCAAACTCCACGGCGAGGCCGCCTCCCCAACTCACATTGACTATGTTCTGCAATGGATCGAGCCGCCACGGTGGATCGACCTCGGTGGTATCCGGCTGATCGGATCCGAATAGTCGCACCCAGTCGTTGTTGCCGAATTGCAGCAAGGGATCACTGAGCGAGTCGATCCCCCAAATATGCTTTTGCCAGATTAGACCATTGCCGGACGTACTGGTGAACTCCTGGATAATCTCGACCAGCAGGAATTGGCTGTCGTCCTTGCTGGCGAGCTGCACCGCATTGATATAATCGGCCATTGCGCTGGGTGGCTGACCGTTTCGGTCAATGGCGTCGCTTGCAAGGTCATAGCGATCAACTCTCCGGGTGTGAACGACGCGCGTGATGTTGTCTGGGTCGTTTCCATATGCGTGCGCTGCTCTCTGATAATCAAGTCCGGCACCGGCCTCGAGCGCTATGGCCGTTCGGATCGGGACCTTGAGGGTGATGCTCTCGTCATCAGGCTTTGTGATCTTTTTGATTTCAGCCTTGTTCGGATCCGTTGGGTCGAATGTCGACCAATCATACGTGAAGACGTATCTTTGATAGGCGAGACCGGTGCCGACATCAAAAACTAATCTGTCAATGCGCTCGACATCGACCCAAGTATCACTTGTGGTGTCGTCGTCCTCATAGATTCGAACGACATGTGACACACGACCATCACCTGCCATTTGTCACACCGACAGTAAGCCGAACAGATCCCAGGTGTTGGCGCCGACCTTCTTTGCAGTTATGACCGCACCAGTCCCACCAGTCGCCGGTCGAAGTCCGGTGATCGTATTGATGGTAACCGCGGTGCCCGGCACCAGGGTCACCGGTGATGCAGTGCATTGTCGGAAGGAAATCTCGACCGAAAGCGGGAAACTCAATGTCGCGTCGCTCGGTATGGTGATGGAACAGCCGGACGCATTGACGCAGCGCACATAGCCTGCGATGTCGGCAAGGGTGAGCGTGTAGGTTGGATCCGGTGCCTCGCGCAATGTCATTGCGGGGAATATCGCCGGAGTTTGCCAATTAACGGCATAGTCTGCGTTACTGGACTTCGCGAGAAGTTGTCCCGTGAGTCCCCCAGGCGGGATGATGCTCGACGGCTGCTCCAGCATCAGTCCGTAGTATGCGTGACCGGCCCCGTCGTTCGCCCCCGCATCGAACACAGTGGCGCTGATATGGTTGAACAACACCATATAAACGGCACCGTTGTAGTCGGTGACATCGTTGAGCATGTAGTTCGTATTCGGTCGCCAGGTGCCGCGAAAGTTCCACGTCGTCACCGGCAATGCGAACGGCCCCTGGATCGTCCCGTCGGTCATGTGAATGTAGAAGGCATTCCCACTGACCGCGAAATGATCGATGGAAACCAGTGTCGGTATCGTCTCCTCGGTGACGGTCAGACGATTGTTGATGTCGTAAAAATTGCCATCGACCTCGGCGGCAACGAGGTTTGCCCCCTTGCCGGCACCCCACGGTCCTATCGTTCGGTAAATGATTGCCATGCTTCAATCCGCATCAGGCTTCTGGGGTGTTGACGACCTGGTAGCTCTGGCCGGGAGCGAGAATTATGCCGGTCGGAATCTCATAGTAGTATTTGTCCTGGTAAAAGGATGCCGAAACCGAATAACCAGTCGAGATGGTCTTGGCCTTGCCGCCGAGCCCGATATTAATGATGACGTTCGGCTGTGGTGCAGCAGCCGCCGAAGCCAACGGTATGCGCGGCGGCGTCGTATCAAAAACGACAAATGGGCGAACAATCTGCTCAAGACTCGGCACTTGGAGCCTCCAGATTGATCATCGTCGGAACGATCAACGTCCCGACGGAAATATCGTACTCGGCCGCATAATCGGTTCCCGCCACTGATTTTAATTCCATCTCGAGCCAAGTCTGGTTGAGCGCGACGAATTCCTCGAACATCGCCTGCGCCTGTTGTTCCAATTGATTGTGGTGGTCCGCGGCAGTCTGCGCACTAGCCGGAACAGAATTCGCGGGAGGGGAGGAAGCTGGCGTAGCCACGGGCATGCCGGGAAGATCGGGGGAGGGTGAGCCTTTATGCACCTCGTATTTGACGACCACCTGGTCATACGTCAAAGGCAACACCAGACCGTCGTCGGTGACGCCACTCACCGGCACCGAAAATGCGACATCGGTCGTGGGCAGGCTGATGGTTGCATCCTTGTAGAACTGGTAACCGACAGCCACGTAACCGTTATCGGCATAAACGGGACTGCCTTCGTTGATCGTGATAGCACCACCCTTGCCGACGACACTCTCGATCTGAACGGTGCCGATCAGTTGACCACTGCCGCCGTCGGCCTTGATATGATATTCGGTGATCTTGCCCAGCGCCTGCCCTCCCGGCAAGCGGGCGTCGTGTATCAACGCATTCTTGCGACACGACAGATTGACGGCACGGTCCAACGTGCAATCGAAACCAATCTTGACAGCCCGCGCCGACTGCAGCAAATGTGCCCGCGCCACCAACAGTGGGTATTGCAAGGACTGAATACCGCGGTCGGTCGGAAAAAACGCTGAGCGCCCCGGATCGGTCAGCGCTATTTCACCGGACGGCAACGGCAAGCCGACATCGACGCCATTCATGGTCAATGCGATTGGAGCTGCCGCCTCGTCAACCGGTGTGGTCACTATGTCCTGCAGCGCACTGTTCATCGTGAAGCTGGCAATTTCAGTGCGCCCCCTGGACATGCCATATTGCAAGGTCAAATTGGCTTTCAAAAAATAGGCGAGGAGCCCTAGATAATGATATTCCTCCGACGCCGATGACGCCCCGCCGGTGGTGGAGCTGCCGGGAACAATGGATCCGGCGGACCACACAAGATTGCCATATGTGTCCACCCCGTTGTAGACCGTCTCATTGATACTCACCGATAATGTGTCGCCGGTGCGATGCTTGCTCTCTTGGTTAGTGTAGCTGCCGGTGAGATTGTAGGTGGCAGCATTGCCAATGTTGTAAAGATCGTCAATATGGGCTTCGGCTATACTCCATCCTCCATTCAATGACGATCCTTGTTTCGGCCAACCTGACAGCCAGGCGTCACCGTTGTAGGCAGTGACTTTCAATTCCGGCATTTTGATCGTGCCGCCACCGGCCTGCGTCCACGTCACGCTACCGGTGAAGATGACCTGCGTCTGCGGCGATTGCCCAAAGCGGAGAGAAACACTGTCGTAGAATGAGTCTTCCGGTTTGAACTCTTCCGTCCCGTCCTCGCCCATAACAATATCGGATGTCGTGACGTTGAGAGTCACCCGATCAATGTGCCACGCCCTGGTATAGGATTCGAGGATCGTATCGGGATCGTTGATCTTCGTCTTGTCGATCCAGATCTGATCGTAGTACGGCGACACCTTGAGCGCGTCGGCGACCGCTTGCTTCTGAGCTAGGTAGTCGGGCGGGCGAGCCAGAAACTGCAGGGTCACGGTCTCATTGAACAAGTTGCTCGGCAACGCCGACAGACGTCCATTGAACAACGGAACGATTTCACCGACCTGCGACACCCACGAGAACCAAACCCACTGCTTGCGCCCGGGCGCCAACAGACCGATGCGCGGGTTTTTGATCTCGACGCTGAGCGTCGGGATCTGGCCCTCCAGGTGCGCCAGATCGAACGTCAGCACAACCTCGTCCTCGCGCAGGAGGCCGGGATCGAAAGGTGTGTTCGCGTCGACCCAGGCAAAATGGAACGGCACGGCTCAAACCTCCTCGAGATCGAGTTCCCAAGGCACGGTCCCAGCCCATTCGTCCGTCTGAACCTGATAATCGACGATCATCATCGTCAACCGCGGCAGGTAGAACACAAAACCGCCTTCGGTGAAATCACTCCCAGCGATTACGGGCCGGCGCGGTGTCCCGCCAACTGGATAACTCAGGTAGGAGACGCAATCGACGACCACCGTCAAACCGGGAAATATGCCATCGACCGCTGGGGCGCGGGCATCGGTGCATGTGATCTTCGACTTGTATTTGAGAAACTGCGGATTGTTGACATCTGTCATAACACCATTGATTGATCGACGCTGATTTTTTGCGGCATCAATTGGTTGGATCAGTTGAGATAGTCCACGCGCAGAGTACAGCGGCACACCCATGACGCTGAGCGCAAGCAGCGTCTGGCTGTTGGACGGTGGGCCTGGATACAGCGTCACTCACCGCCTCCAGCTCTGCTTTCGTCCCGCACTGGCGATTTGACTACCGACCGCAAAGCGCTCGAGCGCGGAGGCGACGCCCTCCTGCATGGTCGCCGGCCCGAACGACCGGCCTTCGATCGTGAGGTGAAGCGCGCGCGAGCCGGCGGTCGCCCCCGCGAGCGACGGTGTACCTCCGGTATTCAACCCGCCCAACGCGAAGCGCGGAGCCAATGAATTGATGGCGTGCAAGAACGGCAGCCCTACGCTGCGCACGGCTTGCGCCCGCACCACGAACTCACCCGCCGTCAGCCATGCGAGGTTGGTGTCGGTCCCTGGACGCCCCTGCACCTCGCCGCCCGCTGCCATCCCGCCGCCGCCACCCGCAGATACCGACGCGCCGCCGCCGGTCAGCCCGGCCCACAACGCCTTGGCGGCATCGACCAGCCCCTGGATCCAGCCGCCGATCGTATCGATCACCGACTTGATCGGAGTAAGCATCGACGCGAAGGCGGCCACGACGGCGTGCTCAAGCTGCCCGACGTAGCCCATGAAATTGGCGAACCCGGTCGCAAGAACCGCCCCCACCGCTTGCACCCACCCGCGCGCGCCGGTCTCCGCGTCGCCCGCGACTTGCGCCCATGCCTTCTTGGATGCCGCAGCAAATTCATCCCATCCCTTCGCCAGATTATCGATAGACTTCTGCTGCTCCGGCGTGAAGAACGGCTTGGCGGCCGCGTCGTGCGCCTGCCTGACCGCATCGGTACCCTTCTTGATCCGTTCAATCTGCTCGGCGGAAAAGAAATCCTTCATCGTCTTTTCTAAATCTACACGCTGAAACTGATTCGCCGTCGCGTAGACCTGCGAGAAGAACACCTCCAACTGCTTGATGGCGTCGGCTGCCCGCTTCCCGCCGGCGGCAAGATCATCGAGGATCACGCCACTGCGCTCTGCCGCCTCCAGCAAACCCTTCTTAAAGTTTTCCGGAGAGGTCAGTGACTCATATGCTCGCTTGACGCCATCGCGCAGGTATAGAAATTCGTCGGCGAGATGGTGGACGTCGTTCGCCCATTCCTTGTCTCCCTTCGCGGCGTTCATCGCCGCTCTGATCTGGATTATATTCTGAATGTGTTCGGTCGCTTCTTGCGCTGCTTTTTTCGTCTCTTCTATCTTGCCCTTGATGTAGGAGAACGCTTCGGCGGCGGCGAACAGCGCGAGTCCGATCGGCCCCAGCGCCGCCCCGATCTTTACGAACCCGACGGCGACGCTGGCCGCCGCTCCTTCGCCGACGGTGCGCATGACCGCGCCCATCGCCCGCATCTGGCGCGTGGTGACGACGGTTTTCTCCGTAACCTGCTCCAGCCCGGCGCCAAGCTTTTGCGCGCCAGTGCCCACCTGACCCGCCGCGGCCTGCACGCCGCCCATCGACTGCCCGGCGCTGTCGGCGGCCTTCTCCAACTTGTTGAACGAAGTCTGCGCGGTATCGCCAACCTTGGCGAGCGCGGTGTCATCGACCTCGATAACGACTTTTTGGACAATGTCTTCGTCGGCCATGTTATGTGCTCACCTTTAGTCCGTGTCAGACAACAGTTTTGCCAGATGTTGCTGCATGCCCTTGCCGTCGCCGTTGGCGTTACACAGGTTGACGAACTCGTGGGCGAGGTTGATTTGACGATTGCGTTCGGACAACTTTATCCAGGCTGCTAATTGACGGGTGGTGAGGCTCCACGCGTCAGACCAGGAGAGTCCGTCTGCAATACTGCGTTGGATGGCGCGTGCGATGAGTTCCCCGGCCCGCTCGACTGGCTCGGCGCATCCATTACCATCAACCGGGTTATCTGATCGACGAAAGGGCCGAAGCCCTGCGGAAACGATAGTTTCTGCACCGCCGAGAGGATCGCCATTTGGTCGGCCGCCCCGAGCTCCCTTGCCTTTGCTATAACGGCTACGTCGCCAGGCGAGCCGGTGGCTATCGCGATCACTTTTGCGAACAGATCGGGTGCCAACTCCAACATGCCGGAGCTGCTGGTACCCATTTGCGCGAGCGCTTGCTGCATATTGGGGAACTCGGCAAACAATTTGAACAGGTCGGCGGCCGTCAACCCATGCACCGTTAGTTTGAGGCCGCGAACATCGACTTCTTCGGTCAGCGGGCCGAGATCAAGCAGGCTGTTCATTTACCGTTGCTCCTTTGTTTTGCGCCTACGTGGCCGCCGCTACCAGCGTATTCGTGCTGGTCGCTGGCGTACTGCCGATCGGATTGACGCCGGTGACGATCACCTTGAACGATTTGCCGGTGTCCCCGGCGACCACCGTATAAGTCTTGCCGGTCTGCGGTGGAGAGATCGGAACCCATGGGCCAGTAGTGCCAGTGACGCTCTGCCATGCGTAGGTATAGCTATGCGCTCCCGTCCATCCGCCGATCGTTGCGGTCAGAACATCCCCGACCTTGGGCGCACCAGGCGAGGAGACGGAGGCGCCGCCAGTGATCGTCGGCAGCAACACATTTGATGGCGCAATGGAATTCACCGGCGGCATCAGCGTCATTGTCCCGAACACACCGTCGATCGACTGCACCGAGCCACTGACCACCATTTTGATGAAGGCGTTGTCGATGATGGGCGAAAAATCACCACTGGGCGTCAGATTAACGCTGAGCAGATCGACATACCAACGCGGACCGACCTCGTTGGTGGCATAGAACTTCAGCTCACCGATGAACGAGCTGCGCGAGAAGATTTGTACCTGCGGATTTGACGGGGTGCCACCATCATTGCCGACGTCGCCCATCAGCAACATCGCCAAATTCTGCGCGGTCAACTCTTCCAGGTCCATCTTCACCTCGCCAGACTTCTCGGTGATGATGCTCAAATCCTTGATGCGCGACCCTCCCATCGATGAATAATGGTCGAGCAAGGTGACCTTGGGCGTGAAGGTAAACGTCGGCACGTTCCCGACGTGAAAGAAGCTGGCCTGATCGGTCGGCTTGAACAAGATGAAGCCCTTGCCGACAGCAAGGTTACTGACATCCGGGCTACTGACACCGTAAGCCATGGTTTGATTCTCCTTCTCTTTTAGTTGAGGTCGTTCGGGTCGAGGACATAGCTCAGTCGAAAGTTAAGTTGCATTTGACCGACTACAGTCGACCCGGTCTGCAAATCCGTGATATGGCCAGAATGTATCAGCTCGCCGTTCGCACCGAGCAGCGCCCACAGCTCGTCATCTTTGGTGAACGCTTTAAGCACCTGCATCCGCAGCCCGGACAATTCCTCGCCAACGCCGGGATTGTCTATGGTGTCGCGCGGTCGCAGGACAATGAACACCTGCGGCGTCAGCTCGAATATGCCAGGGGCGCGCGCGCCCCCACGAGTATGCACCGCCTGCGGGTTTTTGAGGGTCTCACTGCCGTCGAGCAAGACGAGCGCCGGGAGCTTCTCAGTGGGGATTTCGGCGCGATTGCGGAACACGTTCAAGGGATCGGCCGTGCCGTTCACCGTCCCCAGCAGCGACACCATGCGCAGGAGTATGGCCTCGCGTTTGTCCTGCATCAGCGCCGCACCTGCAGTTCCCAGTAAACCACCACATTGCCAGGCACCAATTTCCCGACCGGCGAAACGATACGCAGGGTCTCGAGCTCGGCGCCGGTCACGGGGTCGAGTGTCACCAGCCGGTCCTGCTCAGAGTCCGGATCAACCGTGAGATCGACCGGCGACAACAGAGCCTTGCGGTCGGTCTGGTTGATGATCTTGCCTACGCGTTCGTGCGGCATGTAGTCCGAGATGAAGGCGAAGCACGGTCGATCGCCGTCGTCGCGCCGCAGGATTGCCGGCGCGCCGTATTTGCGGATCATGCCCTCGGCAATGGCGCGTTCCCTGGCGTAGTCGATCATACGATGGCGATCCCCGGACTGTTGCGCCGCATCACCGCGAGGAACATCAACCCATACGATGAATTGGTCAGGGACGGATAGGCCGACCCGCCGGAAGAGCTCGAAGCCGCCGCATACTGGACCGAAATCTGTCCGATCCGTTCGGACGTGACCAAACGCCCCGCTCCACCCGCTGCCGCCTGGCCCTGCGCTATGAAATGGGCCGCCAGGTAGAAAGTCGCGGCCTGCGCATCCACCGGGTCCCAATCGTCGCCGATGAAAAGCGCGGCCTCATCCAATGCCGTCTGCACCACGCTGTCGTCCACCGCCATGAACTCGGGAAACATGGATTTGAAGGCGACGACATTGATTGGGTTCGCGGTGTCGATCACCGTCATCGTTCCGATAGTCGGCGTCGAGCGATGCGTCGGATCGACATCCAGCGGATTGATGATGACGATCTCGTAGAAATAATTACCCGCCAACGCCAAGGTATCGGCGCTGCGCAATTTAACCACGAAGGCGTAGCTTGCCGCGTCCTCGATCAAGATACCGCCGCCAGCCAGCGTCTTTGTGATCGCGGCCATGGTCTTATCGGCAACACCGCGCACTTGCGGATATGCCGTCCAACTCAATTGCGTCTGCGAGATGTCGAACGGCGGATCTGGAGGCGGCGTGATGCCGTAATCGACATCGGTAGTATCTCCGGTGATCAGGCTGAAGTTCTGCCGAAGTTCGGTCATGCTGCCTTCTTGCTTATCGAGCCGCGTAGCTTCCTGGGATAGGCCGTGGTCCCGAACATGTAAGCCGGGTCAGTGGTAGTCCCGAACATGTACTTCGGATCGGACACGGAGCTGAACAAATAAGCCGGATCAGAAACGGTCCCGAACATATCAGCCGGATCGGGAACCGAGCCGCTCATCGGCGGCTTAGGAACTGATTGCAATCCACCGATAACTTTGTTGTGCGGAAATTGGTCGAATGCATATACCAGCGGCGGCCTAAGCATAGCGGCAGTCTGGCCGACGTTCCTCGGCGCCAAGATATCGTCGACGTCTTGATGCAGCGGCGCATGAATATTTGCCGCTCCCGGCACCAGTATCGGCGAAGGAAGAAGATCAATATCGGCAACAGAAGCAGCATGCAATGCAACGCTGACAACAAGTTGGGGCGGCCCATGGAAGGTCTCGGCATCAGACACGAGACCGGGCGCGAAAATGATGGACTGGCCGATAACGCCGGTAGGAACACTGTCATTGTCGGCAAGCAGGCTGGGCAGCAAGCCGGCGCCGGCGCTCGAACTCGCGGCGAAGACCGTATCGGACGTGGGCAATGCCGCCGGCTGGAGCGCAACGGCGCCCGGAATAACCACGGCAGCGGGAAAGACATCGACGTCGGGATAAAGCGTTGGGAGTAGATTGCCGCCGAGCGCAAGCCCACCGGGGTAGATCGCGTCGTCGGTGGCATAGAGGGCGGGTGCGAGGAATTGGGTCGAGAGCCTGATATTGGTTACAGCGATCACATCGGCATCGGTGACCAGCGTCGGCAGAGCGACTTGCGAAAACAGCGGAGGATAAGAGGCATCCGGATCGGTAACCAGCGACGGCGAGAGCGGCGCTGCGCCGGCCTGCGCGCCAGGCGCCGATATCGCATCTACATCGGTGACCTTCTGCGGCAACAATGCCGCCGATGCTGTGGGCGCGTAGGTCGCATCTAGATCAGGGACGAGAGCCGGCAATAACTTCGCGCTGGCAACAGCGGTCGCTGGGATAGCAGTATCTGGATCGGTGATTGCCGTGGGCGACAGGGTGACAGTCCCAGCCGCAAGAGCTGGGGCCGCGATCGCATCGGCGTCACTGACGGGTATTGGCAACAGATACGAGACAGAAGCAGGGGAATAAAAAGCGTCAGCATCGCGAAAACACTGCGGAAAATTGTCGGCGGTTAGAGCTGTGACGTCCGCGGTCCAGCTTGTGGTATCGGTCGTCGGGGCTGTGATGTCGAATGGCACCAACGTCTGGGTATCGGGATTTGGATTTTGCTCAATCCAAATTCCGACGCCGAAACGTGTTCTGCCGATGCCAGGAATGAATGGCATTTTAATTCCAGGAACGCCAGATATGCCATAGCGGGATGACAGACGGCGCGACGCTGAAGGTCAAACCGATCCAGAGCGCACTTGCAACCGTCGTGTCGACTGACGTCGGCCCGCCAGAATGTGCAACGTAAGTCGCGCTGGCAGCGGTCGCTATTGCACCACCGCTCGACCACTCTCCCGAACAAACAACCGATGAGTTGGCGCCGGGGAGCCCTATCGAGCGAAATGCCAGATAACAGCGGTAAATAAAAGGCGCAGTGGTGATGCTCGGCACCACGGTTTGCACTGGTGAAACGGTCAATGCAACGCCGCCGATGACGGTGCCGTAGCGCGGCTGGATCGTCAGCGTCCCGCTCGCGCCGGTAGTCACCGTTCCGCCGACGGCGAGCTCGTACACCTTGCCAGCACGCGGATCAAAAGCCGGGATCGGCGTGTACAGCGTTGGAATCAACACTGTTTCTGTTGTAGCGGTAATGGTGGCGAACGAGGCATTGACCGGCTCGCTCAAAACATCCGCAAAGTATTGTCTCGACATCAGCCCATTCTCCTGACGCTGTTCGTGATGAAATCGCCCAGCGTCAGCGGCGGGGCGCCCTCCTGCGCTCGTATCCGGTTCTCGTGATCGTACAGCACCGATTGCTCTGCGGTTGGCTCTGGCGCCACCGGCTCAGGCGGTACGTAGGGATCGGGCACGCCGCCCTCGGCCAGCCATTGCTCGTATTCGATGCGGTCGCGATTTGCCGGGTCGTTTGGAATGCACGCACCGTCCGAAGTGCGGATCACGGAGTCGGTGTTTGTTAGTTGATAGTCTGCCATCTCAAAGCCTCGCGTCCAATTGTAGATCGAAGCTATAGCCTGTGTTCACCGTCAACGGGGTGCCTGAGAAGATGACCCCACTCAGTCGATCTGGCGTAAGCACGCTGGTTGCGGTCAAAGTTGCTGCAAGGTAAGCACCGTTGAAATCATTTCTGACCTGATTTTGCACGCCATTACACCATATCGAAAGAGTCGGTTGCGCGCGCATTGGGTCGAACTTCCACGAGCCGAAGATGGCGTTAGTCCCCACCGTATAGGTGTTGCCCATAAGCGAGCCACTTCCCCCGCCTTTCGGCACCTGACTGTTCGTGCATTGCCAGTAGCGACGGCAAAGCAAAAGTTCCTGATCGAACGACCGCATGATGAACGGCGAGCGCGCGGCGGATGGCGCCTCGATGCCGGGCAGCACGACCAGGCCGGTGAGGCGGAAGGAGTCGGATGTCGCAGCAACCGCATTCACCTGTCCTGGCGCAGCGGAATAGTTTCCTGCCAACCAAGTATTTGCCGATGATGCCGTTGCGCTAGAGCCTGCCGCCAGCGCAAAAACAACACTCATTCCAACCGTGTTGTCGGTAGCCCAGACGCCTGCTGTGTCGCCCGGAATGGTGACGACATTGTACTGCCCTACGTCAGCAGCACTCTGCGTATAGGTAAAGGCATAGCAACGATTGCTGGCGCTGTTGAGAACAGTACCGCTGTAAAGGCCCGGCCTGTGGTGGCTCGTCCAGAAGCCCAGCGTAATCGGCTGCGCATTTACAGTGCCCCACGCCAGCCGGGCAACGCGATAGCCTTCGATGGGTTGATAGATCTGCGCCACATCGGAAGCGCCGAGCGAGACTTCTGGCGTTTGAACACTCACACCCAATGAGCGAGCAAATCCCGGAACAATATTCGACGTCTGCGCAGCAGTGACCACCATCGTGCCGACGAAATACAGCCTCCAGTTATCGCAAGGATAACTACCGTTAACGGTGGTCCCGCTGGCAGCTTTCTCTTGGCTGACCTCCATTCCTCCGTTGATCTGCATACCGTTGTAGGCGAGCGCATCGAACGGCGCGGCGTAGACGTTGCTGCGGCCCTGCGTCTGCTGCGTATCTGTCAGCGATTGCGGGATGTCGACGCGCACCGGCGCGCCGTAAAGCTCGGTGAAATTTCCATTCGCCTTTATCCACGCGGTCCGCATCGGATCGCCCGTGCTATCATTCGGCGCCGAGCCCACATTGATGATCTGTTGAGTCACCGACTATCTGCCATTCTTCTTCAGGTCGAATTCATCTTCCATGTGGTAGGCCATGCGGACAACTTGCGTGTGCGGGATCACCGTCCTTCGTCTGCCTGTGACAGCGTCATAGTGGTTGGCCAGAAGCATCTGCTTGCCGCGCCCGAACAGCTCGTCGAATTTCTGTTCGGCATCCTTCCGCAAAGGATAGTTCTGCCGGATCGCATTGATCAGCACGTTGACGGCGGCTCCCATCACCGCATCCAAAGGCATGCCGATCGACGCACGGGTGATGACGTCGAACAGCAGTTTTTCGTTCTGCGGTAGATTTTTTAGGGGATCGCTAACCATGAATGGCGTGATCCATGACCTTCGCGTAGTCGACGGCCTGATAGGCGCCAAACCGGCCGACGCAATCCGGATATTGCTGCGCTACTTCGTGCGCCAACACGCCAACCGAAGGGGTGTGCGAGCGGCGGTAGTTGTAGCGGTACAGCGGCAGGCCATCCGGCAACTCACCGATGCGGATGATGTCTTCCTTCGCCTCGGCATCGCTCAAGGTAAATATCCCCGAGGCGTTCCAAGTGATGACGATGTTGCCTCCATTAGGTGTGACTGGCAAACCAGTCACCGACGTATCTTCGAACAGCACCAGGCGCCAGGTGGTGTTGGCTCCGGCGTTCTGCCGGTAGATCACGATCGCCCCGACCACCGTGCCCGAGACCGCCGTGAAGGTGACGTCGTCACCGTCGAACGTCCCATTGGCGACCGTCGGGGTGGTGATCGGCTGCGGCGTGCCGACGATGTTCGTCAGTGACGAATAAAATTGATGCGCGGCCGAATACGCGTACCCGGACGAGGTCGTGATCAAGGCAGCGTAGGGCGCATTACTGCCCGTCTGGTTGAGTGACTTGTTGGCGTCGGCTTCGGTGAGAAGCGACTGCTTGAATAGCGGGTAGACTGCGTTAGCCATGACGCTGGCCTCCTATGAAGAACTGGGGGATATGGAAAAACGGGGCGAGCGCTGGCACCCCAAACGAAACGCAGGCGCTACTTCTTCTTGGCCGGAGCGTCCGGTGCCTCGGCAACCGTGTTCAGCGCATCCACGCCACCACGGCCCATGATGCCGATGCCGGTTTCGGCGGCGAGCTTCTGCCAATCCTTCTTGGCCATCTTCTCACGCGCCTCCTTGCCAGCCTCCTGGCCTGCCTGCATCAGCTCGGTTTCCTTCTCGGCCAATGCATGGCGTGACTTCTGCTCTTCCGGTGTCGCGGCCTCGACCTCGGACGGCTCTTCCTTCTCGGGCTCGTGGCCCGAAACCTCGAGATGGCTCCCGCGCTTTGACGCATCCTGCAGGATCTTCGCCTGTGGCTCCGCGACCTCGACCTCGGCCTCTTGGCCGGGGCCGATTACCTTTGCCTCACCGCTGGCGGCATGCAGAACGTGCGGGGCCTTACCGGTGTTCTTGACTTTGATCGTCTGCTTCGCGACTTCCTTGTGCTCGGTCATAGAAGTTCTCCTCAAATTCCATCCAGGTATTGCATTGACTTGGGCCTTCTCACCTCGACGCCGCCGGTACGGAAGATGCCGGGAACGTCGAACCGGAGCGTCGTGACTTGCATCGGCGGTCGGAAATTGAACGGCATCGGCAGATGCAGCTTGAGAATTTCCGGGGCACGCCGGTAGGCGATGGCACGGGCAACACCGCCGGCACCCGCCGTCTCGAGTCCGCGCACCGTGCGGATCGTGAGCGGATTGCCGGTCAACGCGGTGTAAGCATTGCCGGTCTGGACGAGGTTGAGCCCAGTAACCGCCGTATTGGTGACGAGCGATTGTGCCAATGCCGTGAACCGATCCGGCGGCAGCAACAGCGTATCGGCGATTTCCGTTGTCAACGAGACGGTATAAACTCCCGACAGGATCAGGCCGATGTCGCGAGCCATCTGGTTGGCGGTCTTGGTCGACCACAAGGCCGACGAGCCGGTACCATCCGCTGGTGCGCCGGTGATCGTGACGTTCGGATCGTTCGTGAGCCCGGTCCAGCCCTTGGTGGTGTCGCCGAAGAACGCAATGCGATCGATCATTTCCTCGGAGGCTCGGCGCGCAGCCTTGGCGCGTTCCATGACCCTGTTGATGGTCGGGCCGGAAATCATTGCTTGTTGGCCGGTCTCCTCCAAGGTCCAGTAGTAGCCGATCGCGGCCATTTCGATGCCCTGCTCGAATTTGTTGAGCATGACATCTGCGAACGGGACGTCTGCCGCAAGGTGATTGAACCAGCCTGCTTGGCCGACCTTGTCGCTCGATAAGAACGCGACCGATTTCATCCACTCATTGCCCGACGAATCGATCGGCACCAGGTTGGGATATTGGATCTCGGGATAGGCCACCTCGTACACTTGAGGCTCGATATATTGTGCCTGCTGCACCACGAAGCTGAGCGCCTGCTGAGCAGCATCGCCGAATTGGTAACTCATGTGTTGGTCTCCATCCTTGCCGGGTTACGCACCCGGAGCGGTTGCGGTAAGCCGCAGCAGCGCGAGCTGGCCGGCGCTGGCCGATGTGATGTAGCGCGAGGCCGGAATCGCCACGCCGGCCGCGACTGGGTTGAGCTGACCGGTCGTCGAATCGTAGGTCGCCGCCAAGCCGTGCGTGACGGCCGCGACCGGACGCACCCAGATATCGCCCTCGTTCAACACCGCCATACTATCGCGCTGTTGATACAGATCGACGGTCTGACCGGATTTGATAATGAGCGTCGTGTCGATGGCGGTAATGCCGATGAATTTTGTGGCGCCGCCGAGCACCGCGCCGCGCGCATTGGTGCCTTCCGACACCGCGCGCCCGAATGCGATGCCAGCCGCGGTTTCGCAGAGTCGAGTCTCTACATCATCATCATCAAGCATGCTGGCGATCTGACCTTCCAGGCCAGGCTGAAGCGTCGCGGAATAAGTAGTTTGAACAGCAGGCATGTGCTGCCTCCTTTCGCTGTTACGGGTTTGGGGTTACGCACTCTTGGCCTTGTAGGCGTTGGTTAGGCCGTCGACATATTTTGCGTAGGCCGCCTGGGACGGACTCAAGCTCGGGTTGGGCAGTGGCCGCGACCATGCATCGATCGTCCGCTGCAATCCGCCTTTCTTGACTTCCCGCGTCACAGCGCGGAATACGCCGTTGATGGCTTCGTCCGACATCGTCTTGGCGTCGTCGTCACCGATCTCGGCGGCCACAACCTCGCGCTTGATTTGAATGTCGGTCTTGCCGTCGGTGACCAGCTTGTCTCCGAGCACGCACCGCGCGCGGTCGAACACTTCCATGCTTTCGCGGATGGACTGGTCGCGTTTCTGCGGCGTCCATTCGGCGTCGGCGAGTTTCTTGGTGAGACCGATGATCTCGCCGTCCTTGGTCTCGAGCGCCTTGCCGAGTACGGCGAGCTGCGCGTTCAACTCGCCCAGCTTCTTTTCGTTGTCGGCCAGCTTGCTTTGCAGGCCGCCGAGGAAACGGTCGAGAATCTGACCGTCCTTGTCCTCGAGCTCGATCTGCACGCCGTCGATCGTCTTTGTGCTCATGATGGTGGTCTCCTTTCTCGGGGCAACGCCCCTTTGCTTGGGGATGCGCTTGCGATCTCCAATTTTCAGCTTGTCGCCGCCGCGGGCGAGCTTGACGATGGCGACATGGTTGGCGCGAATGTCGGTCTGCGTCGCGTTATAAGGCTCGCCGGCCGGCGTGACACCGTCGCCCCACACGAGCTTCGCGCCGTATCCGACGCTCAACTGCGCATGGCCGTTCTGCACCGCGGTGATCGCATCGTGATCCATGAGCGCCAGCGGCACTTCGATATAGTCACCGTCGCGGGCCACCTTGCCGGTGACATACCCGACGGCAAGCTGCTTCCAGTTCTTCGCGGTGACTGCGTCGTCAGGATGATCGAGCGTGACCGGCCGCCAGGCCAGCGATGCCATTGCCGCCTT